TCGGTAGGAGTCGACACGATGAGAGTCTTTGGCGATTATGTAGAGGTCAGTAAAGACTTCGGATCGGTGGTGCCTCGTGCGGCGTACGAGGCCTATCTCCGAGGTCAGAAGTTGCAGTCTTGCAGTAAAGGGGCCAATTGTTTGCATAGGGCGGATGGCTTGTGTGTGGATGGGGTTGTTAATGCATTACCTCCATTACAAGTGGCTACGTCTATGATGCAGGTTGGGGCCGAGGTGGCATTTGGATTCATCATATATCATCCGATTATGATGGTAGCCACAGAAGGGCAAATTCCTGGTACGGGTGTTTACTTTGAGAAGACGGAAACGGAGATTTTGTTCAAGTATCCTGAGGGCGTGGCAGGTGTGACGAGCTATCCATTGGTTAGTTGGTCTGCTTGGCTTGCGAGTCATTACTTCTCGGTTGGTCCGCCGGTGAAGAAGTGTTCGTATAAGTTGGAGCTTTTGGGAAATCGAGATTGTTTTCTCTTTTATCGCATGACCAAAGTCGAAGGGGTGCCACAGGAAACAGCAATTACGCATGCTATGGAGCTTCGCAATTCGCAGGATTCGTATGTGGTTTACTCTTGGCGTCTTAAGAATCTTACAGCAGATCCAACGGATGCTGGGGCTTGGGAGCCCGAGAATTTCGTGGCCGATCGTCGAGTCGTTGATCGTACGTATCAGTTTGCAATGCAGTTGCCGAATGACAATTTCACTCAGTATGCGGTTCGAAAGCAGTTGAAGATCACGAATGATCGGTGTGTCGTTGAGGGAACGTCCGTTACGGTTAGTGCACCTCTCACTCCGCAGCAGATAGATAGCTTGGGGATTGCTATATTCTCTCGGTGTTTTGTTGATCGTTACGATAAAGGCTTGTTGTCGAGCCTTATGATGCAAGAGTTGCGGAAGTTGGTGGATTTTACCTCCACCTCGGCGCTCGTGCGAGTTTCGGCAGTGGCCGTGTATTGCTTGTGGTGTGCGTGGGACTGGACTTTGGGGCCGGTCAATTCAGCAGTTAGAGGAGTAGTGGACGCACTTCGGCGTCTGTTGGGACGTGTCAGAAGTGATAAGAATGTTGAGTTTCTCATAGCACCTCGTTATGCAGCCTTTTCCACGGTGACTGGAGATTGGAAAAGGACGTTGCATGGTCTGGCAGATGACGTCGTGGCGTCTCATGTGGTTCAGGCGTCAGAGAAGATCAAGTTGCTGGGGGGTGGTTTAGCACTTGTTAGTCAGCAAGTATCTCGTCGAATGGCTTCCTTGAGGGATGCTGATTTGGCGGTTATGTCGACTATACTTCCAAGGTTCCCGGGTAAGAATGGTATCCCTGTCATGAAGGTGTTTACGGATGATTTGGATCATTCTTTGCAGGTGGCGTTGGGCGACATGCCTGAGGATGAAGTGAGGCGTAGTGTTCGGGAGACTATTCGATCGTTGAATGAGTTCGATGAGGAACCAGTCGCAAGGCATGTGTTGCCAGAGCAGGTTGTGGTACCGATGGAATCTGATGATTCCAAGATGCGACCGGACTATCAGCATGATCCAGATCCTATCAATACATTGAATGAGGTGTAT